AGCTTCCCCATCCTCTGCATCCTGAATGCCGCTGTCAACTGGGTCTATCTCGACCCTACGCTCAGTACGCCCTTCCGGCTACTGCCGATGTTGATTAACGGGGACGATGTCATGGCCTCATCAGACCGTGACTTTGCCGATTGGCCCAAGTTCATCGCCCGCGTGGGTTTTACCCCCTCAGTTGGAAAGAACTACGTCCATGAAGACGTATTCTGCATCAACTCCGAGTTTTACCGCCGCGATCGAACTATGCTCAGTTCACTGTTCCCAACCTTTACCCTGGTCCCCCTGATTTCTATGGGGCTCCTCTGGGGCAATGGTAGAACCGTGAGCGAGACAGGGAAGTCTCCCCGCCAACTTGCGGAGGATGCCCTGTATGGGTCAAGCTCATCTGGTTATTCCCGAGTCCTACCGCTCGGGGAGAGTTGTCACGAACTTGTTCGGTACGCCGGCTGTCTCACGGACGCTGACTCCCTCATCAAGGCCTACGTAGCCCACAACCGCGAGGTGCTCAACAGCACCCACCGGTCGTGGTACCTACCTGCCTGTCTTGGAGGAGTTGGTCTCCCTTTGACTGCCGAAACCCTGACTAGAGTGAACGAGAAGTCTCGCAAGCTGGCCGCGTATATCCACACGCGCCGCGACGCCCACGCCATTACCATGTGTAAACCGAAATCGGATACAAACGGGAAGGCATTCGTCCTTCGCCACGGGGTTGAAACCCGTGCGCTTGCTGAGCATCTCGGCTGGTCGCTCCAGTGGTCCCCCGTCAACATAGGTGAGGATGACGGTGAACTAGCCCCACTTAGCTTGTTCCAAGGCTATGGGTGTACTGAACTTACGAACGAGAGAGAGGACGCTTACGACAGCGTCCTGAGAAAGGCTTGCAAAACATCGCTCACGCCCGTGAGCGACTTCAAGCTGCTACAGTGCCAGGAAAATCCACTTCGCCTACGGTGGTATAAGCGCGGTCAGGAGCCCCTTCGGTTCCCCCGTGCCTTCCCTCGTGAAGTTACACGATCTACTTCTAACGTGTACCTGGCAAGCCAGATCGCCCTTCGCGTGGATCGACGCGAGGACCGATGGCTAATGCGCGAGACAGAACTTCTTGCGTATCAAGCGGCAGTCTCGAATGGAGATGCAAGTATGATATTGTGTTGATTGAGTCCCTTGGTGAGGGAGTGTGAACACCATCTTCGGGGGGCAAGGTTTGGATAGCCTCCCGAGATCAACAAGCGCCCAAGCGACGTTACTCTTACGAGATCGTCGTGTTGCATAGGCGCTGTTGGCGTTGTGGCACCGTACCGTCGATTTTCACCGACAGACAGTACCGTGCTGGGTGGGGAGGAACCCCGATGTAATGAGATAGGAGTGGCCCTCTCCGCGCTTAATGCAAAGCGGA